CGCGGCTGATCCGGCCGATCTTCGTTAAGGGTCAGGGCGGCGTGCTGCGCTGGTCGGGGACGGTGACGCCGCTGGCAAGTGTCGACCTGGACGTGCAAGCGCAGGTGATCTTCCTCGACGACGACGACGCGCAGGTGGGCCGCTGGTCCGGCCAGGAGTACCACGTCGACGCGGCGATCGTGCTGTCGGCGCGGCTGCCGGTGCCGCGTCTGGCGACGCAGGCGCAACTGAAGGTGCTGTCGCTGTGCGACACGAACGCCGGGCAGTGGACCGAGTACGACTCGCCCGCCGACAAGCTCCCCGCCGACGACCCGTACCCCCCCCCCGCCGGCGACGAGACGTTCGCCGACGTGTCCCCGAACGGTGTGGCACCGCCGGCGCCGCCCGCCGGTCTGTCCGGGTTCGAGGCCAACTCGCCCGCGCGGCGTTCCCCGCAGGTGCGCTGGTGCCAACTGCACGACTCGATCCGTCCTGATCTGACGCCGAAGAAGAACGCCCGGGAGGTGTAGCGATGGCGGTGACATTCGCCTCCGCGAAACATCCCGCCCCGAACGCACTGTTCGAGCGGATGGCGCAGGCGATGGAACGCCACGTCGGCAGGTCGACGATCAACGGCCAGTCGGTGTCCCGGCGCTGTCTCGGCAACGTCAACGACGTATTCCGGTCGATCGGCGGCAGCCCCCGCTACCTGTCCCCGACATACGACCAGGCCCGAGACGTCGCCAACGCGCTGCGTGGCCGTGCAAACCGCAACGACCCGGCACCCCGCGGCGCGATCTGTCTGTGGACCGCTGGCGCCTCTGCCGACGGCCACATCGCAGTGGCCGATGGCAACGGCAACAGTGTCAACAATTGGGATTCGGGCGTCGTCAAGCGGGTGTCGCTGTCGCAGCAGCGCGCCGGATATGTCGGCTGGGTGTCCCCGGCACTGCTCGGCTCCGGCGTCGACAACGGCACGAACAACGCCAACCCCGACTTCACGGCAGGCGTCGGCAGCGTCGACGAGAAGGTGTACCCGCTGCCGAAACCGCAGCGCCGCCAGCCCGACTCCGGTCTGGCGATGCCGTTCCTCGGCTCCGGTATCCTGTCGCTGCTCAACTCCGACCTGACCGCATCGGTGGCGCAGCTGATCGACTCGGTGCGCGTCGACGCATCCACGGAGTCGGTGGCGCAGTTGACGCTGGTGTCGCACGACCCCGACCTGGCGTTGGCGAAGTCGAAACTTGCCGACATCGGCGCGACCGTGAAGTGGCAGTTCGGCGGACTGACGTCACTGTGGGACATCTCCACCGTGGATGTTGAGGCCGCCGATGCGCGGGTGACGATCGCGGCACGGTCGATCCTGGCGAAGCGTCTGCGCCGCCGGGTGAAGGTCCGCAGCTCCCGCAAGGTCACCCCGTCGGAGTGGGTGAAGCGGATCGTTGAGGGCGCCGGTGGTAATGCGGTGGTGCAGAAGTCGTCGCAGCGTGGCGAGATCAGCCAGGGCGACGGTGTCACCGAGTGGGACATGATCTCGGATCTGGCGGGCAGCCTCGACTGGTCGTGGGTCGAGTGGGGCGGGGTCGTCCTGTTCGGATCCCGTCATTGGGCGTGGTCCGGTGGTGCGAAGACGCCGCTGTGGGAGGTGACGTGGGGCGACTCCCCACGCACCGACGCGTTGGATGTGTCGGTGTCGCAGACCTCGGATGACCCTGAGAACACCGCTGTCGGCACGATCGTGCTGCCGTGGAATCGCGGCATGCAGCTGCAGCCGTGGCACTGCCTGCAACTGTCAGGTCTGGGACGTTGGGACGGCGTGTATCTGGTGGAGTCGGTGTCGGCGACGACTGATGGGATCTCCGCTGTCGAGGTGCAGGTGGCGGTGCCGACACCGCCGGCGCCGAACGCGGGCACGAAGTCGACGAGCAGCAGCACCCGCAACGACACCCCGCCGACGCGTGACAAGACCAGCGTCAAGTACGCGAAGTGGTTCGCGCGGCAGGAGATGTCGAAGCCGAAGTACGGCTGGGGTTCCGACGAGCAGTGGGCCGCGCTGGAGAACCTGTGGACCCGCGAGTCCGGCTGGAACTACCAGGCCGAGAACCCGTCGTCCGGCGCCTACGGCATTCCGCAGTCGCTGCCCGGATCGAAGATGGCGACCGTCGGTAAGGATTGGCGCACGAACCCGGAGACGCAGATCCGGTGGGGTCTGGACTACATCAAAGCCCGGTACGGCGGCCCGAAGCGGGCGTGGGCTCACTTCCAAGCGAACAACTGGTACTGACATGGCGATCACTCTCGGCCTGGTCGAGGCCGTCGACAGCAGCGGCGTGTACGTGTCGATGCCCGGTTCGCGTGGTGTGCTGCGCGGGCCGTACGAGACGTTGCAGAACGTCACCGCCGGCGACAAGGTTCTGATGGTCACCACCGACGACGGCGACAACGTCATCGTCGGGCTGGCTGGCGCGTCGGTGCCCGGTGTGACGATCGCGGACGGGTCGATCACGTCGGCGAAGATCGCCAACGGCACGATCGTCGACGAGGACATCAACGCCTCGGCGGCGATCGCGAAGACGAAGATCGCAGGCACAGCGATCACGGCCGCCGACAGCGGCACTGTGACGTCTGCGATGATCGCCGACGGGACCATCGTCAACGGCGACATCTCCGGCTCGGCTGCCATCGACAAGACGAAGATAAGCGGCACGGCGATCACCGCGGCCGACTCTGGCACCGTCACAAACACGATGCTGGCGGGGTCGATCGCCCCGAGCAAGATCACCGGCACGGCGATCACCGCGGCCGACTCTGGCACCGTGACCTCGGCGATGATCGCCAACGGCGCGATCACGAATGATGACATCAACGCCAGCGCGGCGATCGCGCGCAGCAAGATCAGCGGCCTGCCGACATCGTCGACGGATAACACCCTCCCGAGGTTCGATTCGACGGGTGGTGCCCTTCAAACATCGGGCATCGTCGTCGACGACAACAACCGGCTGCGGGTGGCGTCGGGGTCGTCGGGCGGGCTGGAGATAGGCAGCAGCGGCGTGTTGGCGCTGTCGTCGACCGGCGACCCGTCCGGCGTCAGCGCCCCCGTCGGGTCGACGTGGCGGCAGACCGACGCCAACTCCACCTACGGCAACCTGACCGGGCTGCTGTGGAACAAGGTCGGCACCGGCACGACGTTGGGCACCGACTGGCTGGTCGACTTCGAGGGCCGGTGGATCGACTACACGCCGAGCAACTCGAACGTCACCATCGGCACCACGGGCAACGCGAACACTGGAACCTACACGCTGTCAGGTAAGACCTGCCAGGGCCGCGCGTATCTGAAACTTGGCACCGGCGGGTCATTCACGGGCACAGCCAATGTCGGCTTGCCGCACGCCGCCGCCACATATTCCGCACCGATCATCTACGCGGGCAGCGCATACCTGGAGGATGCAGGAATCGCGGCGTACTACGGGTGGACTGTAGTCGCATCTGCTGCGTCCACCTTCTTCATCCACTATGCAGGGGCGAGCTCGACCATCTTCAACTCGGTCGGAGCATCCACTCCATTTACATGGGCTGCCGGCGACTACCTGAGCGCCGCGTTCACCTACCAAATCGCCTAAGAAGGTGGTGTCTGGATGACAGCGACACTGGCACATCCGTTCCGCGTCGACGCCAGCGGCGCCGCCGTCACCCTCGAGCAGGGATCGGCCCGGCACGCCGCCGAAGCCTGCGGGCACGTCGTCAGCTGCGAGGCGGGCGAACGCCCGTTGGCGCCGCTATGGGGGCTGATGGATCCGACCGGCACCCGCATCAACCCCGATGAAATCCGCGCGGTGATCGGCTACGCCGAACCGGCGCTGGCCGTGGCGAGGGTCGAGGTCACCGAGTCGAACGACAACACCGTGGCCGTCGACATCGACGTGGACTGGGCCGACACCGACGACGAGGAAGGCTAGCCGATGGCGCTGCGTGACCTGGACTCCACCTACTTGGGCGTGTCCGTTGACGACCGCGACCCGCAAGCCTTGTTCGATTCGATGCTGGCGTTGGCCGAGTCACGTCTGCCGCAGTGGGAGCCGCGCAACGGGGCACTCGAGACCGTCATCATGGAGGCGACGGCGGTCGGTATGTCCGACCTCGTGTACGCGGCGAACCGGGTGCTCGGCGCCCTGGTCGAAGGGGTGATTGACCTGTACGGCGTCACAAGGGACGAGGGCTCCCCGGCCACGGGCACGGTGCGGCTGACGTTGACCGGATCTCCGACGACGACGATCGACGAAGGCACACTGTTCCGCATCGAGGACGCCGACTCGATGCTGGTCGCCACCGAGACGGTCACCGTCACCGGCTCCACGGTCGACGTGGCCGTTGCGACCACCGACACCGGTGGCTACCTGAACGCGATCACCGCCGGCACCGCCTGCGACCCTGTCGTCGCCGTGCCGCACCTTGCGAACTGCGTGCTGTACACCGACCTCAACGGCGGCGCCGACGCCGAGGACGATCTGGCGTTCCTCACTCGCGCCGCGACCAGGTTCGCGCGTGTCACGTCGTCGTTGGTCGTCCCTGAGCACTTCACCGCGTACGCGTTGGAACAGCCTTATGTGAAGCGGGCCGTTGCCGTCGACCAGTACGACCACGACGGCGGCAACAGCCCCGGCGACGACGACGGCTTCCTCACCGTCTATGTGTACGGCAACGGCGACGAGATCACCGCCGACCAGAAGACGGAGCTGCAGACGGCGATGCAGGCGCAGTGCGCGTCGATCCTGACGATGACCGTTGAGAACGCCACCCCCGTGTCTGTGAACGTCACCGCGGCGGTCACCGCGGCGGCCGGCTACGACACCACCGAACTCGAGACGGCCATCGAGGACGCGCTGGCCGCGGTGTGGTCGTGGCAGACGTCCGGGTTCGGCGCCGACGTCGAACCCCTCGACGTGCAGGCCGTCATCGAATCGGTGCCCGGCGTCGACTCGGTCACGTCGCTGACGCTGCCGTCGACCACCGCAACCGTCGACTTCGACGAGTTCGCGGTCCTGGGCACCGTAGCCCTGACCATCACCTGAGAGGCGTAGCGGATGCCGTACGTATACGACTTCGATGCGCTGTACGACTTCGATCTGTCGTACGACGGGTGGCCGCTGTACGACACCGGCGCTCCGACCGGGATCACCAGGACGGGACAGCGCCTGTTCGACCTGCTGCCCGAATATGTCCGCGACGCCGACACGAACGGCGAGCTGCTGCGGTTCATGGCCAGCATCGGGGATGCGGCCTACTCGGCGGCGAAGTTCATCGACGACGCTGACCCCGACACCTCCGCGTCGGGCACTTCGGAGCCGGTGAACCCGGCGACCGCGCCGGCGGGCTGGCTGCCGTGGCTCGGCTGGCTGATCGGTGTCCCGGTCATCGACATGGACACCACGAACGCCCGCTGGTATCTGACCCGCGCCGGCGCCCAGGCCCACGGCTCGGCCGCGGGGATTCAGGCCGCCGTCCAGGCCACGTTGACCGGCGACCGGTACTGCCTGGTGACGACCGCTGTGGGTGGGGATCCGTGGGCGATCGAAGTCCAGGTCGACTCCTCCGAGGTCGTTGATTCCGCGGCAACCCTACGGGCGGCGCTTCGGGAGAAACCGGCCGGGGCGAATCTCACCCTGACGTCGTCGACGCCGGTCACGTACGACGACTTGGATACCGCCTACACGACGTACAGCAACATGACCGCTTCAGCCCTCACCTATCTCGAGTTGCGATTCTAAGGAGCCACTGTGGCCAGTAACTACCCAGGCAGCCTCGACTCGTTCGACACGATCGCGTCGGACAAGAAGACATGTGACAGTGTCGGCGGGCGCACCCACCGACAGATGCACAACGACCTCGGCGATGCCATCGAGGCCGTGCAGGCCGAACTGGGCACCACCCCGTCCGGCTCGTACGCCACCGTCAAGGCGCGCTTCGAGGCGATCGAGGGCAGCACCCTGCCGCAGGTCGACGCCAAAGGTGACCTTATCGTCGGCACCGCCGACAACACCTACGACAACCTCGGGGTGGGCACCAACGACACGGTGCTGTTGGCCGCCTCCGGGGAGACGAAGGGCGTGAAGTGGGCGCAGGTCCCGACCGCCGGCATCGCCGACGACGCGGTGACCGCCGCGAAGATCGCCGCGAACGCGGTTGGCTCCAGCGAGTTGGCGGACAACGCGGTGGACACCGCCGCGATCGCCGCCAATGCGGTCACCGACGACAAGATCGCCACCGGCATCACGTTCACCGTGGGGCCGACCCCACCCGCGAGCCCGAAGGTCGGTGCGGAGTGGGCCGACACGTCCTCACCCCCGATCACGGTGGTCCGCAAGTGGAACGGGACGTCGTGGCTGGTGTGGCTGGTCACCGATGCGGTGGTCCCCGCGATCGGGGAGGCCGCATGGGGTGGCTACATGGCCGGGATCATCGACACGACCCGTGTCGGCAGCATCGGCGTCGGCGACCCGTCCCAGGTGGGGCTGCGCTACCTGCTGATCGTGTCCCCGAAGTCCATCGAATACACGACCGGGAAGAAGTGGAAAACGTCCGACGACGCCGGTCCCGCCGCGACGGCCACCTTGTGGGACGGGCTGTCCGCCACCGAGGCGATGTACGCCGCCGGGTCGGCCTATGAGGCTGCCACCTACTGCCGCGAGTTGACGTTCCCGCAAGACGGCGGCAGCCGCTGGTATCTGCCCGCCAAGAACGAGCTCGAACTGCTGTACCGCAATCTCAAGCCCACCACCGACCCGCACTACAACGCGTCCGGGGCGAACATCGCCTCCGACCCGACCGGCGCGGCCTACACCCCCGGTGCGGCAACCAACCCGTCACAGACTGCGGTGTCCGCCTTCCAGCAGGGGGAGGCGCAGGCCCTGGAGGCCGTCTCGAGCCCCTACCACTGGAGCAGCAGCGAGTACAGTGCTCCCGGCGCCTGCTTCCAGAACGTCGGTGGTACCGGCGCCGGGGGCCAGGACTCCAGCTACAAGACGGACACCAACGGTCGTGTCCGTCCTGTCCGGCGGTTCGTCCTCTAAATCCCACCCACCCGAAAGGAAACACCATGCCTTACTACCCCCGCGTGATCCCCACCGGAGCCGGGTTCGACGCCGTTGTTGACGCCCACTGGGAGGCCGCCATCTGGGTGTCCCACGACCACGCCACCGCCCAAGACGCCCAGGACGCCGCCGAGGCGACCGCCCACGGGCTGAACCTGCGCGACTTCGAAACGCTGGTGACGGCCGGTTTCACCGAGTCCGACCTGCCCGTCGAGGGCAAGATGACGCTCGACCCGGAGATCCCCGAGGTCAAGCCGCTGCCCGAGACGAAAGCCACCAAGGGTTGATGAACCTTCAGAAGAGGGAGGGTCCCGTGACCGAGCCTGACGACGAGGGCGACCGTCGCCGCACCTACAGCCTGGAAATTGGCCTCGCCAAGATCGAGGGCAAGTTGGACGCGATGATCGCCGTGCAGGCCGCGACGACGGCCAGCGTCTCCGACCTCGACAGGAGTAACTGATGGCTGACACCACCACCGTCATGGCGTTGCCGTTCCCGGAAGGGTCGGACGCCAACGACGTGCCCGCCGACATGCAGGCTCTCGCGGAACGTCTCGACGAGGCGCCCGGCATCGAGTCGCTGACCTCCGCGCAGATCGCGGCGCTGACAGCAGGGCAGAAGCCCGCGGGCCGGGTCGTCTACAACTCGACGACGTCGAAGCTGCAGGTGTCCAACGGGTCGACGTTCGCGAACATCGACGCCGCGGCGCTGCTGCTGGCAGGCGGCACGATGGCCGGCAACATCGCGATGGGGTCGAACAAGGTCACGGGCCTGGCCGCGGCCACCACAAACGGTGACGCTGTGCGTTACGAGCAGGCGCTGCTCCTGGCCGGCGGCACCATGTCCGGTGCGATCGCGATGGGTGGCAACAAGGTCACGGGCTTGGCCGCCGCTTCGGCCAACGGTGACGCGGTGCGCTACGACGAGTTCAACGCCGTCGGCT